GTGTTGCATGAGCCCGTTGCCTTGACTGTAGTCATAGGTATCGTGTGCCCAATTTGAAATCAGCGGGTTGATCAAGATGTATTCAGCAAACTTGTGCTGGTAATCAAATCCAAAAATTCTAATGTCTGAGAAAAACGGTGGTTTGCCTGACGAGCTTGTTGTGCCATCGTCAATTCCCTCACCAATATAACCCCAGTCGTTGACTCCGCCCATGCGGTCTTGATTGTAAATGTCTCGACCGTTGTAGCCAAATCCTTTGGTACCGTTGCCTTCAGCACCCATGCTGCCGTTGTTGTTGTTGGTAGAGCCATAGGCCTGACTGGCATCTTTGTAGTAGTAGCTGTAGTAGTTGTACCACATGTTACGCACTAGATCTGATCCGTCATCGTGGAAAGTGATATTCACAGGATCATAGTTGATCTTGGTTTGAATCACACGCTTACGATTGTATTGATTGAGTGTTTCTGTGGCAATAGTGTACTTGGGCAAGTCAACTGTTTTAACAACCAAGCTGAGATTGGCCAGGTCTTGAAGACCAATTGCACCACGTATTTTGGGAATTACTGCTGAATTGATTGTAAACGCCACATGAAATAAAAATTTAAATCGTGGTTTGAGTTCGTAACCGTTGGGAGTAAACACACGGTTTGCGTGATCGTAACCACGCAAACCATCTACTGCGCTAAATCCTTTGAAGATCTGCTGACCAAATGTTGCTAACGATGATGACATTAGTTAGTAGCCCAGGTTATGGGTTAGGTAGTCCCAGCACCTGTAACAACATCGCCTAGTGTTCGTCCAATAGCACCACCAATACCAGCACCGCCAGATCCTGATGGGATTTGGTTGGCGTTATCATAAGCAATGCCCAAGTTGATTGTAACAACTGCGCTTTCAGCATAGCTCAATTGCCCGTAGTCTGCTGACTTCAAGTAGCAGCCATACAATTCCCAAGTTTCAAGAACTGTAGGTTCCGAAGAACCGTTGCCACCGTCTAGGATTTCCAAACGTGTTAGGAACTTGTAGTCAATACCAGAACTGGCTGAAGCCATTTCTAAGAAGTCCATTTGTTTTTGCAGTTGAGATCCAACTAACTTGCTCACTGAACCAGATGCGTCGTCACGAATTTCGCAAGTGACGTCAGCCCATGTAGGTTTGCCGGCCAACTTCAATGTTGAGTTGTAGATTGGTATAGTAATGTCTTCAAAGCTCAGATTAGGTCTAGTGAAAGTCATTACCTGTTTTGTTAATTCGGTAGTGGGGCTTGCGCTGGCGCCAAAATTCTCAAAAAACACACGGAAGCGATATTTGAGTTTGGGCATCAACAAGCCCTGATCAGCCTGGCCGCCCAGTGGAACTGACATTCTTGATAGTGATGAACTTGCCATTTTGTTGGTATCTCCTGTTACTTTTATTTACCTGAAATGGTGAGTGAAAAATCACTCACCATTTTCATTAGGCTGCCTGTCCTGATATCTCGCCAGTGTTCTTGATACGCAATGGAATGTAGATAAACTCCACAGCTTTCACTGGTTCAATAGCAATATCCAGCCACAACTCGTTGCGGTCAATACGTGCTGGAGTATTGTTACTCAAGTCACAAACCACCAAGTAGTCATAGATACCACGCTTGGCCACCAAGTCAATCATCAAGCTGTTGACTGTGTTGGTGATTTCAGCACGAGTAATATCGTCATTGGGTTCAAACAAATACAGTTTGCCAATCTCTTCAAGTCTACCACGCAAGAACGCAACTAATCGTGACACGTTAATGCGATCCAGTGCGCTGGTAATGCTTGTTGTGGTCTTGTTACCAAAGTTAACAATACCCACGCCAGGGATAAAGGTAATTGGGTTGATGTCGTTTTCATATAACACATCACGTAGACCTTGGCCCAGGGCCAACTGTTGGAATTCACCAGTGGCTGCATCAATATAACCAATAGCAATAGCGTTGTCAACCACACCACGACGTGTACCGGCTGGTGCTAGCCATGGATAGCTCACTGCATCACTGCGGATAATAGTGCGCATCATCATGTGACTTGGTGCTGTTACCACTGTGTTGCCCGACAAATCTGTGGTCTGGCAACTTGGATAGAATGTACCCAGGTACTGGCTGGCAGTTACCAAGCCGTCTTCAGTTCGGAAACCTAATCCGCCATTGTTTGTGGCCCAGGCAGCAAGCTCGGTACCTGTGGCTGGCAAGCGCATTGGTGTGTCGCCCACAACAAACAATGTGTTGTTGCGCTCATTGCTGAGCGCAACCATGTTAGGAATCAACTCTGGATAAGCTGTGGCAGCAATCAAGCTAAACTGATTTTGTTCTTCACGTGCTGCTTCACTGGTATCAATGCCTGCTTTCATTGCCTGCACAATCAACTGACGTTGTGCTTGACGACCTGACCACATGGCGCCATCATCTCTGTTGCCAGATGCTGTGAGCCACGTGCTCTTGACTGTTGGCAATGTGTCATCAGGATATGATTCAGCATTGAAGTAATTGCTTTGGAAGCTCTTGACATTATATCCTGAACGGCGTGTGTTAAACAACAACATGCCTTGTGGATACAAGCTAGCACTAGGAGCATCCAAGTCCAGGTAACTGCTGGTCAACAAACTTTCGATAGTTGGGAACGGATCCATCACAGGGTCAGTTGTGCCGTTGCCAGCCCAACGTGCATCTGCAAACAAGATACCATTTTGGCTGACTTGGTCTGTGGTGTCAACTTCTACCCATTGTGCAACACCGCTTACTAGTTCCCAGCGATATAGTTTAGGATAGTTTTCTAGGTCGCTGGTGTCAATCCATAAATCACCATATGCCAATGGTGATTCTGCTGTGTCAGTTTGTGTAGTGGGCGCTGTGGCTGCGATAATAGGCCCGCTGGCATTAGTGTCGCTTAAATCATACCCGCGAACATCGTTGGTAACAGTTTGATATCCGACCCATGATCCGTCGTTCTGAATCATGATATCAGCATCGCTTACTGTACTGTAATACCACAAACGTCCGTCTACAGGATCTTGATCCGGTTCTGTGGTGCTGGCAGTGTAGGTAAAGTCTGGTGTTGTTACCCAATTGCTCAATGTGAGTGCATTTGCTGTTGTAAATGATGGCAGGCAACCTGGGGTGTCAACTGTAAATCCAGCTAAAGTTACAGGAGTTCCAGTAAGGTTTAGCAGACTCATGTTACCACCAGCGGAATGAGTAAGCACAATTGCTCCAGATGAGTTCACACTAGCACTGACGTTGGTGATATTAGCCGAGCTCACAGCCGTGATAAACGAAGCAGTGCTTGTGCCGCTTATGGTAACATTGGCACCTTGACTGGTACCATCAATCTGAGTTCCTGTAATACGGAAAGTACTTCCATTTACAAACGGGCCCGGAGTGGTGTCGCTGCCTGTAATCACTGTGGGCCCAAGTGCATTACGTTCAAGAATTTCCAAGGCCATGAACGGATTGGCTCCACCAAAGGCTATAGCGTTCCAAATTGCAATAGTAGTGCCAACTGGAATATTTTTGCCGCCGCCCGAGGGGTCTAATGTATAAGTTGCTGTGGATAGATTTGCATAAGTTGATGTTGTTTGACTAACAAATGTGCCCAGGGCCGCACTGTATTTCTTAATTCTAAGGGCCACACCGCTATTGGCAGCACTCATGTTGTTCCATACAGAGCCTGTAGGAGACGGCCAGTTAGTTGCGGTAACTGGTTGTCCTACTGCCCAGCGAGGTGCTTGATAGCTGTAGGATGGCAGGTATGTTGGTGCATAGTACACACCAGCAGTGATGCCAAGTGCAGACAATAGTCCAGCTGTACTATTACCATCAATATCAATTACTCCGCCTACCAAACTGCTAATGTCAGGAGTTGTAAGGCTGTTTGCTGTTAATTGCAACTTACCTGCTGAAGTTACCGAGGCTGTGACACCTGGAATGGCGAGGGCGTTGATGGCGCCAGCCAAGCCTGCTACAGTATTACTAGTTGATGCTGGTACAGTAGCTGGTGTGCCGTTAATACTAATAATGTCTCCGGCAGTAAGACCAGTAGGTGATCCAGTTCCAGTAATTGTAGGCCATGATACTTTCCAATCGTCTGATCCAACTAGTACCCAGGCATTTGCTGAATTTTTATAATATCCAGGGTTTGATACGGCCACTGCTGAAATAGCATAGTCACCAATACTGCCAATTGATGCATCAGGTGTGTAGTTATCATTCTCAAAATCAACTACATCAGCTGTGTCTGTGATAACAATTGGAGTTTTTACAGTGAATGTGTTGGTTGTTTGATTCCATTCTTGGATACCCCAGAGTGAGGTTGACGTGTCTAACCAGTAATCGCCGTCGTTGGGGTTGCCTGTTGGGCGAACCAAGCTAGCAGTTAGTTCTGACAAGTCAATGTTGGCACGTTGCACATAGCAACGATTTGTAATACCCAGTGCAGAGTATGCTGCCAACAAGCCGTACTCGTTGAGTTCATAGCCGTTGATTGCTGCCACTGCTCCTATTGAACAAAGTGACGGTACGCAGTTGGAGTACGGTGACTTATGGATTGACACCAGCGACTTGGAAAACTATCCCAAACTGTATCGTTGGGAACTAGTGAGCGGTGTTGCACAGTGGGTTGAAGTTGATACCACAGATCAAGTCACACAAAACGGTATCTTGTTTGCAGATGCACGTTGGGCCGGCAATG